GTCGCGACAAACACAGGTTCGGGTGTCCTACAACACGCCTACGTCCTGCAGAAGAATACTGCAATTTTCCTTTGGCAGCCGCGGAATTAACCGCCTCACTATAGCCCGATCATGGGGCGTACTAACTACTCTCCCAGGTTCCAGAAGTGCGCCGTAGCGCCGGAACCCCTTAATTAAAGGAGAGGCCTTCCGCACAGACCACATTTCCAATCACGGACTACATCCATTCTTCCTTTGTCTTCTTGACGTCTATCAGTATCTCCCCAGCGTCAAACTCCTCGTAAGCCGGAAGCTCTTCCTCGACCTCAATCATGAGGGGAAAAGTCTCCTTCCGAACAATACGAGGCGTTAGATACCATTTTCGAGTTTCTGCCCAACTTGGACGAGACCTAGCGCTGCCCTCACCAAACCCGCTAAGGTAAGGTAGGTAGTTTGGTCGGTCAGGTCGGATGAGCGACATTTTCATTTTAAACTCTAATTCTGATCTTTTACACCGGGAAGCGAAATCCACGCCCCACTTCCACGAAGCGAGCTCCATCGCACTAACTTTCCTATCTTCTTTTCGAACCGTACCCGGATCAACAAAAGTGCAACCATCACGAGGGACGATTACGTTGTGATCGGGGCCTAGGATCGGCAAGACTTCAGAAGGTCTGTCGAAACGGAGGTTCCACTTACGAGTAAGACGCCACGCAAGTTCACCACGGAAGCCAAGTTCGTGCGTTGAAAGGCGATAAGCCTTAAGTGACGGAAGATGCCACCTAAAAAACTCAAAACCGGCACGAAACCTAGCAGGTCCGTGGATTCCTCGAAGGAAATCCTCGTAAGTCCTGCAAAGGGAAGTAATGTCACTACATTCCTTAAGCATACCAAAGCGCAAAGTCTGGCGCACTTTATATTTTCCCTTTTCGCGAACTACTAAGGTAGAATTAAGCGTGCCGTACGCGGCAGATACACTCGTTTTTGTCTTCTCAACTTCCAACCCCAGATGTGAGACCGTATCCATCCAATGCCGAGAGAACTCGGGACTGGAACGGAAAAGGATATCATCGCCGTTGATCTTGCAAGGCTTCCCGTCGCCCCCTGCCCACAAAAATGCCATCCTGTTCTGGATGCATAATAAAGGAAAGGATAGATAGGATCCCATCATCTGACCAACACGGGGAAAGAAATCGAGATTTTTTTCAAGGTTATACAAGTTAGGCCGCAATATATCTAGAGCACCCTTCATCACCGACTGCGGCACAGAGACCGTAGAGGCAAGAATGGTAGCGATAATCATTTCGGCAACTTCAATAGAGAGGTTGTCGGTTGCGGACTTGTAATCACCAGAGGTGAGGACCTCCCCTTCAACATACCTAAACTCAGCCAGACCATCGGTGGTAACATCGCCACGGTTAAGCCAAGACTGGCGGGACAATCTGTCGTAAATAGCCTTATGAAGAGGCCGTAGACAGAGAGTATCCGCTGAAAACTTGCTTAACGCGCGTGGCTTACCAGCCGACTGGACGACAATCATCTTCGCCCGACAATCCAGATCAAAATCAACATCCCCGAGGCAAGCCTCGAGGTATGATGCATGATCCATGCCGGATCCCAACGATCCGCCGTCCTGTCTGGAGGACTCAGTCGTAGAAGAAAGGGGGGGGGAAGTAGTGACGACGTGGTCCTCGTAAAGGCCCCGGTCCCATCCTCGAGGGAAAAGCTTACGCGTTTCCTTCGCGACGAACCGGAGGTAGCCTTGTGGGAGTGACCGTGGGGGCCGACTCAGGGTAGCCTGAAGGTCTCGCAGCATCGTGGCCTCCATACACCGACATGAGTCGGGTAGGAGCTTCTTGATGGACTGCCAGGCCAACACCTGATCCTGAGAGTCGACCGGACACGCACCTAACAACGTCTTGATCTTCTTCGCATAAGCCGAACAAGTCGGCTCATGCGAGAAATCGTATTCCCCGGAGGGTTGTTGATAAATGCGCTCCCACGTCTGGATGGCTCGCTGGACCGTTTTACCGGTACGAGACTGATAGACGCGGCATTGCCGCGCAGCGAGTTGCTCGATGCGAGAACACATGAAACTTAATTGTGTGGTAGCAAGCAACTTAAGATTCCAAAACAGG